CCTGTCTAACTAGCACTACTTGATTTAGTTTAGGCGAGGCAACTTCAACTAGGTGTAGTTGTTTACTGCCAGCTGGAAAATTATCAGTAGGAGCAATATGTTTTACATCAATATATTCTACTTGATAAATTTTATTTTGTACTAGCGGGTCAGGGTCTCCTGCAAACAAGACCAGCATGCCGGCAGTCAACGGCACAGAGCTAGAAAAACTTCCCGTGGGTTCTTGATAACTAACTGCGCCTTCAATTACTGTAAATACCGGTAGTGCATGCTTGTTCAAGGTAGTATTACCTGTGGTATCATCAAAAATATCAATATCAAATATTGCAGTTGTACCAAAATTAAACAATCGAATATCTGCTTCAAATTCAATGATAGGTCTAACAGCTCGAAGCGTTTGGTCTAAACCTATTTTAGTATTATTATAAGATGCACTTACATTAATAACATCTTTATGAAACCATCTATTATATCGACTCCAAGGATTATGATCTCGACTAGAACGATTAATAGTAATATAATCCACTTCGCCAGCAAAACTTGTTGCATCTTCCCACGGTTCTTTATCAAACGGTGTTGAATCAAACGGTACCGATTCATCTATTGTCCATGGACTAATAACCTCCAAAACTGACGCAGGTACGAGAATAATAGAATTGCCAACGCCTTCAACATAATATTGATCAGTAGAATAAGTTGCTGGGGACACCTGGCCTCCAAACGCAATTTTCATACCGTTACTTAACAGAGTACCGTCACTTAATGTAACTGATTTTTTACCTAAGATTTCTAATGTAACATCAATGTTTGTATTTTCATCTATTGAGAGTACTTCTATAACTCCGCCAGATGTTATATCAGTTTCACTTTGATAATACAAAATATTTGGAGCGTTCTCTGGGATGGAAATTGTAATAGTTCCAGATTCAACTGCATACTTGTCTACCGCATTAAGGAACTGATATCGATCAGATGAACCTGTACTACGAGCTGTTTTAAAACTAAACGGATTACCAGGACTGTCAATTTCAAATTTATATGTTTTGCCTCTATATAGTATCAGATCAGGATTAGGAGTTGACCCGTCAGGAGTGAAAACATATTGGTTGTTAGAGCCTTCTGTTTGCAACTTAACTGTATAAGTTGTACTAACAATATTCTGCGGGCCATAAATTGTAATAGTGTCAGGTCCGTAAGGAAGCCAATAGTAATTTTGAAAGTTAACAAATTTATCCCAATCAATGTGCGGATCCCAACTGTAAAATTCTTGGTTGTTCAATCTAGCATGATTGGTAGTATTACCTCCGAATATATCAATTTGATTTATATAATCAATATAATCTTTAAAAAACGAAACATTATCTGATGAATCTTTAATTACGAGCCCAGGCTCTAACTGATAATTTTTTCTAGGTTGATTTACAGATTTAAGATAAACATCATCGCCCGTACTTGCTTTTGCATTTTCTCGACCAATGTAACCTTTGACTTTTGTAAGTGTTCCAGGTTGAAATAATTGATCTATTGTGCTTTGTAGAAATTTCTTATTTGCAGGAGTTTGATAAAAATTTGGTAATAAATTTACGCTCAGACCCTTTTTACCATTAACATTTGTTGCCATTAAATAGTTCCTCCGATTGCATTGCTAGTTACTGTTTGATTGGTCGTTAGACTACTTGCAGGCGATATGCCAATGGTTTTTAAATTGCTGCTAGTTAACCCGTTTACAACAATAATATTATCTGTTGTAGCACAACTTAAAAATATACTGTCAGTAGAGCATTGAATTTCAAATAAAGCTCCAAAGAAATGATCGGGTTGCACCGGAACTATTACAAAAGAAATCAAGTCAGGAGCCAGCTGATTCATAACATATGTACTCAACTCTGTAAAATAAAATGTGTCTCCAAATTCCCAATTATCCAATGCAAAGAAAGTATTAATTGCTTTCAGTATTCTTGCTTGTACATCTGAATTTGACACAGCACTGTTTGCGTTTATCATTGCATTAAAATTTGCTTGCAGAGATATGTCAGCATTTGATCCAAATAGCAACGTATAATTTACTGGATGATATATTATTTCGTCGCTTATAGATTTAATTAAGTTTAAATTAGAGCTTAATAAACTATTTAATTCACTGCTACTAGGAGGAAGTGGTTTAATTCCAGCGGCACCGTTAGTTACCCATTGTCTAAATGCCGTATCGTAACCAGTAGTTAATATATAGATATCCATAATATTGCTATTACCAGGATCTATTCTACTATCATAGTCTGCACTATGAACATATTGAAATTTTAATCTATCTCTTCCAATATATATTTTATAATCTAAAGTAGGCGATAGGTGCCCTGTAGATAATTTTAACTTAAACACTGTTGCTGAGTCAAGAAAATAAAAATAAGAACCGTCAGCATACTGCTTTAACGATCCCAAATTAGGATCACGTTGACTACTGAATATTCTAACTGGTCCTTTACGTGGATCATTTAGTATATATTTGTAATCTTCCTGTCCCGATGATACAGAATATCTCTGTTCAACAACATATTTAGATAATGGATTTGCAGACGGATCTACTATGTCTAAAAACAATTGCGGATTATCTACCACGTTAGATCCGCCAGAATTTGCAAATGTTAATATAATTTTTTTAGGATCAATATAGCCGTCTTTTCCTGTATATGCCGAGGTAACTTCCCATGTTAAATCTAGTGTAAAAGGACTAGTACTATCGGGTTTGGTGTTAACACTAAGAATTTTAATTGTATCTAATATAGTAGTGCTTGATACAGTATCATAAACAACTGTATTTGTATCAAAATAGAAAGTGATATCTTTATCACTTTCAAAGATATAACGCAAATTCCTTGTTGTTATAGTATACTTTTCAGTATCAGTCGTAAATAATACCAACCAACTAGAATCTAATTGCAGGTTATCAGTATTGCCTTGATTACCTAAATTAAATTGATCAATTGTATTTAAATTAGCAGCTGATATAAGTTGCCAACTTTGTGTTTGTGCATCGTATCTTAACCCAAAATTAAGATTGGCAAATATTTTATCTATCATTCCCGTAACAACAGTAGGACTAATAGTAACAGTAAATTGCGGAATTATTTGAGTAGCAATAGCAGTATTAGGAATTGATTTGTTCAATGTTATTGGGCCTGAATTTGTTGGTAATATACCTTTGCCGCCAGCTGTACCATTATCAACAACATTTACTACTTCTGCCCAAACATATGTTGAAGAATTTAAAACATTAGCTGTTCCACGAACAAGTACATTATTATTAGAAGTATCAAAATAGTATCCTGTTGGTGCAACAAATTTAATTAACGAACCCACTGTAAGGTATTTTAAATCGGTTGATGAGTATGTACCTACCGCGAGAGGCGAAAGAAAAATTCCAGGAATATTATTGATTAAACTTATATAACCAGTGGAACTATTACTGTCAGATGTAACACTGTTCCATTGTATGTTAAGGCTAACATTTAAAAAATCTAAATAATTTGCATAATAAAAGTTTCTTAAATCAGGAGTGTTTAATAAATCGTAAACAGTATTGTAAATTACACCCTGGATATCAGTTTGAGTAGTGTATGAAAAATTTATATTAGAAATATATATTTCTTGATATATTACGCCGTCATCAGCAAACAAATTTGTTTTAGAATATTTTCCAGTTGGATCAGTTAGATCAAAATATCTGCTAATTCCGCTACTTGTTCTGTTAATAGCTTTAACTTTAGCCACTGAAAGATTTGCACTTAGCGGACCAATATTATAATCTTCTCCAGTAACCATACGATCTTGCATGTAGTAAGTTTGAGGTGCATTAGTTTTAATACTAGCATTTGTTTCTGCTGTACTTGAATTTGACACACTAGTGGGTAAACTTAAACTAATACTAAGTGTTTCAATTTTATTCCGTGTACTGATATAAGGAATAGACACATTAATATTAACAATATCGGCTGGGTTAACTGAGTATTTGAGTGCATTGCTAACTCTATAGTAGATTCTAAATTGTCCTAACGGTAAATTTCCAAAAATTCCGTCACTGAAATTAAGGGTAATTGCATCGCCTGCTCTAGTAACAACACTATAAATGTTTTTAATTTTTGAATTTAAACTATTATAGATAACGTTGTTACCAGTCGTCGAAGGAACTTGTGTCCATAGTTCAGTTTCCAATCCAGTATTTTGATCAATTGAGTATATCCAAATATCAGTATTATTAATATTTTGTGTAGCAATGTCTACTGTTTGATTACTAACCGGGTGCGTTACTGAAAAAGAACCGTTGTTCAAAGTACCTTGTGTAAAATTAAAAAAGAATCCGGTTGTGGGACTAGTGGCTCCAAAGCCGTCATCTCTATAAACAAATGCAATACTATTGCCCACTTTAGGAGGTTCTTCGTAAATATACGTTTCTCCTTTAAAAGTTGTACTAGTTACTTCAAAATTCATACTACGTCCAGATACAGTTTTTGTAAAATTATAAATTGGAACATTGTTGTTAGATGAATTAAATCTATACTGTGCAGTAGGAATGCCGTATATCTTAGCAGAATCAACAGGAGTACCAAATTGATGATTCTGTGGAAGTGCTGCATTTACTATTTTAATAAACTGGTCATACCAATTAACGTTGCTAGGGTCGTTCCATTGAATAGTTTGTCCTGCAAGATTCCTACCGTTACTGTCAATAATAGATTCGGTAGTACTAACTGTATTAAATTTTAAAAGGCCCGTTGCTGCTTGATTACGGCTGGCATTGTATCCAATCATTCTGCTTAATCGAAGAATACTATCTCTGCGTTCTGCTAGTTCTAAGAAGTTTTCACGGGCATTCAAATCCACACGGAAAGCTATGCTTTGACCCACAAATGCTATAAGGTCGATAAGGGCAAGGTATTCGCTGGACTCAATATAATCGTTAAAATCTTCAGGAAAATTCGTACGGATGTAATCAATCATTGTGCGTCGTAAATTTTCAAAGTCATAGCTTTGAAAATCCGCATTCTTAAATGACTGATAAATTTTCTGCCAATTTTCAGCAATTAACAGGTTATTCTGTCTATCCGTTGAGCTCATAATGAATCCTAATAAGTGTATTTATTAGATCAAATTATGTGGGTAGTTTATTGTCGCGTCAACCCGTTATTCTGATCAAATGTTAATTTCATGCTTTCTTGTATGTTGTAAAGCAGATATTCTAGTGTGCATTGTATTTGTAAACCAGTATCATAAGGAGTAATAACTATACTCTTGGCTCGTACCCGAGGGTCACTACTAAAGATCTCGTTTACATTTTGTAAAATAAGATTTTGTATTTCATTTGTCAACGGTTCAAATATTACATCCCAGATTATGGTTCCAAAAGCCGGGTTCATTAAACGTTCACCTTGTCTTACATAAAAGTGATTTAACAAATCTTGTTTAATTAATTCAAAGTCAAACAATGAAAAATTTTCAGTTGACCGACTAATTGTACTAAATCCTCGATAACGTCGTGTAATAGGCGCTGGGTGTGCTGGAAGTGTTTGTACTTCATGGGTGGTGTATAGTGTATTTGCCATAGTTATATTGTCTCAGAGTATTAGTTTTCTATTTGACCTTGTAATGGAATATTACGAGAAAATGTATCAATTGATGTGGAATATTCTTTCCAGGCCGCAGGCGGATCAATTGCACTGCCAGCTTCTCTATCTGTTAAATCTATCTTGAACATTGTAGGGTCTAGGTTTTCATGATGAGGATAAGGTTCTGTTGTTGGAATCCGCAACATAATACTAGTAATAGTGTTACCTTCAACTTCTGTTGGATTATCAAACGTACTTAGTGGCTCAGGGGCTGTAGCAGATGCTGCAGATGCTGCCGATGCAGCCGTAGGGCCATTCATATGAATAGCACTGGCGGTTTCAATGTGGCTTCCGCCAGACTTGATATCTGTGCCGCCGCCTGCTGTAAACTTGTTGCCACCGCCTGTATTAAGATCAAAATCGCCGACTGAAGACAATTTTGTACCTGCACCAACAGCTATATCTAATGCGCCTGCAATACTAATTGCAGTGTCTCCAGTAATTGTTTCATCATGTGTTC